ACAAAAATTTGGCAAGGCGTTAGCGGTTTAGGTTTTAGCGGTTCAATTAACTTAAATGTGGCGTCACAAGGTATCGAGTTTCATTGGGCTTCAACCGATTATGTAATGGAGCGTGGTGGCGTACTTTAATGCGTAGAGTAACGACTGAAAATCAAAAATATATGGGTGATTGGCTGGTTCGCATGATGAACTATCCATTACCTGAAGAAACGGTATGTATTGGACAAGAAATCGATGGTGTTTTGGCGGCAGTAGTAGGTTATTGCAGTTTTATGCCAAAAGCTTGTCAAATGCACATTGCGGCAGTAGACGAAGTAAATTGGATTAACAAAGATTTATTGTGGGCGGCTTTTGATTACCCCTTTAATGTTTTAGGCGTTAGCGTTATACTAGGGCAAATCTGTGCAGATAATACAGATGCCTTAAGGTTAAACCGACACTTGGGCTTTAAAGTTGTAGCCGAAATACCTGATGCCCATATGGATGGTGATTTGGTAATTATGGCTATGAGGAAAGAGGATTGTCGGTGGCTTGACATCCAATGTCCATTAAGAAAGTTAAAAGGGGAATGACATGGGTGGTGGTGGATTTTTAGGATTAGGGCCTGCGCCAAGTGCGCCAGCCGCACCAAATTATGCCGCAGCAGCGCAAGAAACTGCACAAGGCAATCTTGATGCCGCAAGAGCGGCTACTGCTGCCAATCGTGTCAATCAAGTAACCCCATACGGCAACCTTGATTACACAGTATCAGGTCAAGACCCTTACGGAAATCCTACATGGACTGCCACAACTTCATTGTCTGATGTTGGCCAACAACTTTTAAACAATCAAAATGCTGCTAGTTTAGGTTTAGGTAGCACTATTAATGCTGCTTTAGGTCGCACCCAAGAAACAATGGGCCAAGGATTTAATCCTAACCTTCCGCAAACAGGCATCAATGCTGGTGAGCAGTATCAAGACGCTTATATGCGTAGACTGCAACCGCAAATTAGTCAACAAAGAGAATTGCTTAAAAATCAATTAGTTAACGCTGGTATTCCTGTAGGTTCTGAAGCTTGGAATCGCGCCCAACAAAATCAAGGTCAAAAAGAAAATGATTTACTGGCAGCCGCAACAACTCAAGGATTTAATACTGGTTTAAATGCAAATCAGCAAGCTTTCAGTCAAGAACTTACAAAATACAATATGCCGCTTAATACATTAAGTGCATTGCGTACTGGCGCACAAGTGCAAAACCCTACATTTGTAAACAGCGCAAACCAAGCTACGACTGCTGGACCTGATTTATTGGGTGCGGCATCGCAACAATATAATGCAGCCTTGGGTAACACCAATATGCAAAACGCGGCACAAGCTAACCTTAACAGCGGTCTGATGGGTCTTGGCGGTGCTGGAATTATGGCTATGTCTGATATTCGTACCAAAGAAAATATCACCCCAATTGGCGTAGCTGACAATGGATTGACTATTTACAAGTTTGAATACAAGCCTGAATTTAAAGACCGTGAATTGGCTGGTCATGGCGTTCATTACGGTTATATGGCTCAAGAAGTTGAACAAGTTTATCCATACGCAGTTAAAACACTTGATGACGGCTATAAAGTCGTAGATTACGGAAAAATTTATGCCTAACCCATATATCACTTCATTTCAGCAATCCCAAGATGTGAGCGGTTTGCAGCCTATTTATCAAAATATGGCAGCCCAACAGCAGTTTCAAAACCAAGCAGCCATGCAAGGTCAACAATTAGCCCAGCAAGCAGGTCAAACTGCTGGTGGTGGAATGAATCCTATGGCTATGGCCGCTATGTTGCGTAAAAAAGACCCAAATGCTCCACAAGGCAATTCATTGATGGACAGAGCATCTGCTTATTTAAATACCCAGCAAAGCCCTGAAATGCAAGCCGAAATTAATAAATTAGGCAGCAATACTTGGAATCCAATGAGTGATTACAACATGGGTACTAATGGCTGGGGAAGCTACGGGGAATAATTATGGCTGACACTAATCAAATTAATTTAGCTGGCGGCCTTCCTATTGAGGATCAACTAGCACAACAACAACTTAATCGCCAACAGCAAATGGCTCAATTGCTTATGCAACAGGGTCAACAGCAACCACAAGGTCAAATGATTAGTGGTCATTATGTTGCGCCTAACTTTTTCCAATACCTTACTCCGTTAGCAAATACCTATTTAGGTGTTCGTAAACAAGAACAAAGCGATGAAGAACTTGCTAAATTGGCTGCAAAAATTCGCCAAGGTCAAGCTGCTGGCGAAGAAAAAATTACCAATTTAACATTTGGTGGCCCTGAAACTGTTACAGAAATGGCTGGCCCTTATGCTGGTAAAGTTCCTATGCCTGTTGCTGTTAAAGAAGGTGTTAAACCTGATTTAGCTGCCGCTTTGCGCGAAATTAATAATCCGCTAAATTACGGCGCAGGAAAAGATTTAAAACCATTAATTTACAAACAGTTAATGCCTGATCCAACAGAATTAGAGCGCAATTGGAAAGCCGCAGTTAAAGGTGGTTACAAAGGTTCTATTATTGATTACAAGAACCAAATGAGTGATTCCGAAAGAGCAAACTATGGACTTGCTGTTGCTAGAGCAAGGGATGAAGGCATTATTGGTGGTGGTATGCCTTCAGGTCAACCTTCGGGTCAGGCTGTAGGCTATTCTGTTGGTCAAGGTGGCGGTCAACCTACAGGTAATGCTCAAGGTAAAGCAACAGTTCAAGTTAAAGGTTCTGATAATTTTGCCCCTGTTACTGCTTTTTCTGAATATCAATATGACCCAAGTTTAAGCCCTAAACAAAATAGAGATGAAGCCGCAAAGGTTAATGCTGAAAACAGAAAAAATATGAACAACGCTAAAAATTCATTTAGCTTGTTAAAATCTGCCGCTGATACTTTGGCTTCAGGAAATCCAAGTTCAGGTTTCTTTGAAAATATGTACACTCAAGGTAAAGAAGCATTTGGCGTATCAACACCAGCTTCTAAAGCTGATGCAGTATTGCAAATTTATGGAACTAAATTAACTCAACAAGTTCCACGATTTGAAGGTCCACAGTCTGACAAAGATACTGCGCTTTATCAAGCGGCCGCTGGTGACCTTGCTAACCCAAATAAATCTATTGAAACTCGTTTAGCTGCTATTAGCGCAATGATTGATATTAATAAGAAATACTATCCTAACGCAAATTGGGACACTATTAAAACTCAATTGGATAGTGCTATGACTAATGCAGGTCAAGTTTCTTTAGGCCCATCGCCAACAGCTACTTCAAAACAATCATCGCAAGATGATCAATGGTCAGTTAAGAGAAAATAATGGCTGAATATACTGTTACCGCCCCTGATGGTAAAGAAATGACATTAGTAGGGCCTGCAAATGCTACTGATGAGCAAATTTTGGCCCAAGCTAAACGCTTGTATAAACCTGCGCCCGCCCCTGAAAAAGGCAATATGTACACGCAAGGTGCTGATGAAATTCAGTATTCACCTGAAGGTATACCGCTTTCTACATCTTCTTATGGTTCTGCCAATCCATATAAAAAAACAGAAAAAGCATTAAATACTGCCGTTTCTGTTCCATTAAATATTGCTACTGGCGCAGCCAAGTTACCTGCTGCTGTTGTACAAGCTTATGACAAATATTTAGGCGGTGGCAATACTGGCGATAACATGGTTAATGCTATTAATCAAATTGAAGCAGGATCACAAGCCCAAGCTGGAAGCATAGGAAAACCTATATTACAAGGCTCTAGCATGGTTGGTGAAGCTGCACCTTATATGATGTCACCTGTAAAAGTTGGCGCACCTACTTTTTTGGAAACAACAGCGGCTAAAGTTGCTCCTAAAATAGCTGAAATTGCATCTGCTGGCGGCAAATATGTGGATGAAGCCATTGGAATGTTACCAAGCTTTGCACAAAAAGCCCTTCCAAGTGCAAATTTAGTGACAAATGTGGCCAAAGGTTCTGCTATTGGTGGTGCTACAGCCATGACTTCACCTGAAGAAGTGGGTTTAAACCCTGAACAGTTTGCACAAACTAAAGAAAATAAATTTAAAACAGGCGTAGCTATTGGCGGTGGATTGCCTATTGTTTCAAAAACACTTTCAGCTTTAAATACATCTACAGGATTAAATCTTGGCCGTAAATTGACTGAAACGCCATCACAAGACTTTCTTGAAAGCAAAGCCAGCAATTTATTTAAAGAAGCTAGAGATTCAGGCGTACAGCTAGACCCTAAACAGTTCGGTATGACAATGGCCAACATTGGTAAAGAACTGCGTAATGAAGGTTATGACCCACGCTTGTACCCTAAAATTGGTGTTGCTATTGATGAGTTAAAGAATATCAGCACAACTAAAGATTTTAATGAGTTAAATACCTTGCGTAAGTTCATTATGGGCGCGCAAAAGAGCGTTGATCCCGAAGAAAGACGCTTGGCTACTATGTTAAAGGCTGACTTTGACAACTATATTGCCAATATTCCTGATTCTGCTGTGATTGGTGGGTCAAAAGAAGGATTAACAGCTTGGAAAGAAGCGCGGGATACTTACACCAAGTTAAGTAAAGCCGATATTTTTAATGAAATGATTGAAAAAGCTAAAACACAGCGCAATGTGTTAACCCAATCAGGCGAAGAAAACGCATTATTTAAAGAATTACGCAAATTGGCTGAAAACCCAAAGCGTATGCGTTTATTTACACAAGCAGAGCAAGCTGAAATTAAACGCGCGGCAGAAGGCGGTAGCGTACAAAATGCTATGCGCTTTTTAGGTCGATTTACACCTACTGGACCAGTTAGCGGTATGTTTGCTGGCGGTGCTTTATTAGCCCATCCAGCAATTGCTATTCCATTTGAAGCAACATCTATGCTTTCAAGGGCTGGTGCAACTAAAATCCGTAAAGATGATGTAAAAAAATTGGCTGCAATGATGAGAGCAGGATATAAACCCGAAATGGTTGCCAATCCTACATTTACACCAAATCAAAAAGAATTGGCTAAATTACTATTGCTTCAGCAAACTGAAAGAGGTATGAACAAATGAGTAGAAACGGATCGGGTACATATTCCCTGCCTGCTGGCAATCCAGTAGTAACTGGCACAACTATATCGTCTACATGGGCTAATAATACCCTGACCGATATTCAAAACGCACTTACACAATCCATTGCTGCCGATGGTCAAACACCGATTACTGGCGCGTTACAGATGGGTGGCAACGACATACAAAATGCTGGTACAGTTACGGCTGTTACTGGTATATTTGGTGGATCATTTTAAGGAAAAATCATGGCGCAAACTGGCTATACCCCAATCTCAATCTATTATTCTGCTACGGCTACCAATGTCCCTACTGCTGGTAACCTAGTAGCTGGCGAATTAGCTATTAACACCGCAGATGGCAAACTTTTTTACAAAGACTCTGCTGGCGTAGTGCAAGTTATTGGCACTAAAGGTGGCGTAGGTTCTTCTACTACTACTCAAGTCTTATATAACTCTAGTGG